CCAAAGGTCTTTTCTACGATGTAGAAAACAATGGTAACGTTGCTACTGGTATCTTTACTGACCGTGACGATCTTGAAGCTATGGCTAAAGTTCTTGACAAAGAAGGAGCTATTCAAGAAAACGTAATGTTCGTAAACCGTGCAACTAGCTTTGAGCTTGACCGAGTACTTGCTTCACAAAACAACGCATCAGCTTCTGACAGCTCTTACGGTTTGTTTGACAATGATGAGGACATGGCTCTTAACCTTGGATTCACTGGATTCCGTATCGGATATGACTTCTACAAGTCTGACTGGAAATACTTAAACGATGCTACTACTCGTGGTAACATTGGTGGTATTGATGGAATTATGGTTCCTGCTGGTTCTACAACAGTATATGACCAAGTATTAGGTGAAAACGCAAAACGTCCGTTCTTACACGTTCGTTACCGTGTTTCTCCTACCGAAGACCGTAAATACAAGTCTTGGGTTGTTGGTTCTGCTGGAGGAGCTGCTACAACTGATAAAGATGTGATGGAAGTTCACTTCTTGTCTGAGCGTGCTCTTTGTACAATGGGAGTAAACAACTTTATGTTGTTCCAATAATAACTATGTTAGGGAAAAGGGGGCGCTAGTCGCCCCCAATTCTTTTTTTTAATCAAATTAAATTTTAAATAAAATGCCTACAAAAACACAAAAAGCTTTTGGCTACAATGCTATTTTGCCAAAGCTAGAACAAAAAGATCGAGTATTTATTCTTACGGGCAAAAAAGCGCCAATTCGATCTATGATTGCTGTAAAGCACACATCAAGAAAACCACTAACATATTTTGACGGCTCATTGAATAGAGCTTTAAGATATGCTACAAATCAATTATCTCCATTTGTAGATGAGCAAGATGGTGTGGTTACAATGGAACCAGTGATATTCGAAAACGGAACGCTTATTGTTCCATCATGGAATGTTAACCTACAAAAGTTCCTTATGATTCATCCTGATTTCAATAAGAAATTCGAGGAGTTTGACAAGGAAAAACAAGCAAGCGAAGAGGTTGAGACTATATTTTCTACTCTTGAGGCACAGGTTGCTGCTAAAGAATTAGATATTAATGATTTAGAAGCAGTAGCTCGTGTTGCATTAAAAGGAAATATTTCAAGAATGACCTCATCAGAGCTGCGTCGTGACATGATTATTTGGGCTAGAAACAACCCAAGTGAGTTTATGGATTTGCTAAACGATGAAAACCTTAAGCTTCGTAACTTGGCTGTGCGTGCAGTAGAGATGGGAATATTGCATATTAAGGATGATAATCGTACTGTCACTTGGGCCTCTGACAAACGCCAAAAAGTAATGATTGCCCCATTCGGTGAAAATGTATATAGTGCATTAGCCTCGTTCTTCAAAACTGATGAAGGATTAGATGTCTTACAGAATATTACCAATAAACTATAGATTTACAGTTCTACCGTGAAAGGAGGAGGGGTCGCAAATTGCGGCCTCTTTTTTTTTGTACTTTTGTAGAAAATATATCCTATGATTAATAGCGTCAGAAATACTGTTATGTTTTTGCTAAACAAGGACAACAGAGGATATGTGTCTCCATCAGAATTTGATTATTTTGCAAAACTAGCCCAGCTGGAAATTTTTGAGTCATATTTTTCTGAATACTCAAACGCAATGGCTTTGCAGAACACAAGAAAAAAAGCATTGAACTATGGTGATACTGTCCAGCATATACAGAATAAGATTGATATTTTCTATGAAAATGTTGCGTTGACGTATGTCGATAATGTTCCTCCACCGGAGGAGCGTGATTACTTTTTGCTTCCTGCTGATTTGTATAAGTTGATTAACCTTACCTATCAAGGAGGATTTGGTACAGACGTAATTCAATCTGGAGGAACTGTAATTCAGCCAGTTGCGCCACACAAGTTTGACATGATTGTGAACAGCAACTACACCACGCCAACATTGACTTACCCGGTATATGTACGAAAAGGCAACAATATATATGTACGACCTTTAAGTATATCACAAACTGTGCAAGCTAATTATATACGCAAGCCTGCAGACCCTCACTGGGGGTATGTGTCCGTTGGCGGAGATCCTGTTTACAATTCTGCGACGAGCACAAACTTTGAAATATCGGAGGAGGATGAAACAGAGTTAATCATTAAGATATGTAAGTATGCTGGACTAAGTATACGAGAAGCTGATGTTGTTCAATTAACTACACAGCAAGAGCAATTAGAGTATATGAAGGAAAATCCTGTTCAGTCAAAAGCAAGAATTTAAAATTTATAACCTATGCCAATAATTGGATCATACATAGATCAACGGGAATACTACCAGAATAATGGAAACAATCCTCAAGATGAAAACTGGGGGACGTATCAGTATGTTCTACTAAAAGACATCATAAACAACTTTATGCTGACTTATGTTGGTGATGACAAGGTTATCAATAAGGCTGATCGAAATGAAGTTGTTTTTCATGCCAAGCGTGGCTTGCAAGAATTACATTACGATGCATTGCGAGAGATTCGTGGGTTTGAGGCTGAATTACCTGACAATTTAAAGATGCACTTGCCACACGATTTTGTGAGTGCAGTTAAGGTAGCTTATGTGGCAGAAGATGGTACGGCACGAATGATTCCAGAGAACTTTAATACATCTACTCCTATTAGCTATTTACAGGACAATACAGCGCAGAAAAACATCCTTATGGATGACAATGACAACGCACTAACCGGAACACCTGTAATCGAAACTAATTGGCGAAATCATAACTCTAACAGAAGAGTAGTTGAGCCAGATACAAATTTGCTTGGAAAACGTTTTGGCTTAGATACTGCTACTGCTAATCACAACGGAAGTTATCGTTTAGACAAAGACCAGGGATTTATTATATTTAGTTCCGACTTATCTGGCAAGCAGATTATTATAGAATATGTGTCTGATGGTCTTTACGCGTTAGCAGATGGCGATATAAAAATTCATAAGTTAGCGGAGAATTTTATGTACGACTATCTTGTGTCTAGTATATTGAAACAGAAGTTTGGGGTACAAGAATACATTGTTGCTAGAGCTAAAAAGCAAGCTTCAGCATCATTACGCAACACAAAGATTAGATTGAACTCTATTAAACTAGGCGAACTTACTCAAATTCTACGAGGACGAGATAAGTGGATAAAGTAGTATGAAGATTAAAAACGTATTCTCAGCAGGCAAGATGAATAAAGACGTCGATGAGCGTCTTATTCAAAAAGGCGAATTCATTGAAGGCTATAATATTCGTGTGCTTAACACCACTGGCTCTGATGCTGGAGCAATTGAAAACGAAAAGGGTAATTTACAGCTTACTAATATTCCTGCCACGAGTAGTCCGGTATGTATTGGCGCTGTTGCAGATGACGCTGAAGAAAAAATTTATTGGTTTGTTGTAAATTCATTAGGGCATTCTTTTGTATACGAGTATGATGTTGTAAATGATATAAGCGTAACCGTTTTATCCGACATAAGGCCATCAGCAACGCAAGTTTTAAATTTTAATTCTCAATATAAAATTACTGGTGCCAATGTAATTTACAACACATCAAAAAACGAAAAGATGTTGTTATTTACTGATGGATTGAATTCTCCTAAGATGGTAAATATTAACAGAGCAAAAACTTATGGAACAAATGGGTTTGATGAGGATGATATAAGTTTGTATAAAAAACCACCGAGATTCGCTCCAAGTATAACTCCGTTTCAAACTGCAAATGAATCTGAGAACGCTATTAAAGAAAAGTTTTTTTCTTTTGCATATCGATATAGGTATTTAGATGGAGGATATTCTGCTCCATCCAGTTTTACATATTTTCAATTTAGTTCCAAAAAATTTGAATTAGAATGGGCTGAGATGAAAAATCTTGGCATGGAAAATATTTTTAATGGATACAATATACAGTATAACACTGGAGATCACAGGGTTACAGATATACAGTTATTATTTAAGTATCCCACTGAAACAACATTGTTTTTAATAGATAATATTAACAAGAAGGAAACAGGATTACCGAATAATTCTACAGAGACTTATGAATTTGTCAATAAAAAAATATATAAAACTTTGCCTCCGGATGAGGTATTCAGGTTATTTGATGATGTTCCCTTAACTGCTAAAGCACAAGATTTTATTGACGACAGGTTGATATTTGGCAACACTACGTCTCAATATGATTTATTAGAAAATGAAAATTCGGAGTCTAAAATAAAACTCGACTATAATGTTGATTTTACTTCAACTAGCTTTACAGATAGCGCTGTTCTTGGTTTAATAATTCCTGGCAGCGAAGATGAAATAAGCTTTAATCTTGATGGTTATCAACTAAAAAAAGGCGTCCTTATAACCCTTTATATAAACTTGTTTTCGAATGAAGTTACTGTTGGACCCGATACTTATTGGGGCGGAACTGCTGAAATTCAATCTGGGTTTGTATTGTCACAGAATTACGGTTCTGTAATAGACATGGTGGCTTCTACAGAATTTACAAACTGCCTCAATTCATTAACAAATATTTTTGAGTCTGTAGTTCAGACAACTAGTCCACCCGATACAGATTTAGTTACTTACGGCAGTTTTACTTTGCTTCCAGGGACAACAGACACGACGTTTAAATTGTCTGCTCCTGGAATAGATCATCGTGTAGATAATACTCCACTAGACCCTAATGATAATGATTTTACGACTCTTACTGAACAATTTTTATTTGAAGATTCGTCTTTCTTGTCATATAATGAGTTTTCCAGTAATCGTTCTTTAAAATCTAACAGGTCGTATGAAGTTGGAATGGTGTATTTGGACGAGTATGGACGACATTCTAGCGTATTGCTCCCTTATAGTAATGTCAATAGTGAGCGATCTGAAGTCTTTGTTCCAATTGTTAATTCTGTTGACATTAATAAGCTGCAAATACAGATAAATAATCTTGCCCCATATTGGGCTGATCGATACAAGTTTTTTGTCAAAAGCAACAAGGCATTACACTATAATCTTTATGGAACTATTGTTTATGAAGATGGATTAGACAGATATGTATTGCTTGAGGGGTGTAATAATGGCAAGGTAGAAAAAGGACAAACATTGATAGTTAAATCAGATAATGACGGTCCATTGATTGATTTAGTTAAAGTTACTGTTTTAGATGTTGTAACAAAAACAGCTGCAGATTCTGAATCTCAAGGCGATGGATGGATTCCTGATAATGATGATTTTAATGGAAATCCTTTGGTTGAAAAGCCTGGAGTGTATATGAAAATTAGAGTTAATGATTTTAGAATGGATTACGACCCATCTAATTTTGTTACATATAAAGAAAGCCTAGGTGTTGGTGTTGCTGCTGAAACTGATCCAATGTTTTTTATACTTATTGCTCCTCAAAACCGCAATCATGTTGATAGTGGGGGTACTGGGCCAACGGATTTTGGACTTTTACAATTAAAAGACACAAATCTTACTGCACCACAGCAGTATGTTGATCAAACATTGTTTGCTGGGTCTAAAATAAAATTCAAGTTTACTTACAGTGAAAGTGATGGAAATCCTTCCTATAGTTTTGAAAAAGAATGGTATGTAAACAATACATATACAACAGATGCTGGCAGCAAGCACGCACTAGAAAAGTTTTTTGATGCAGAAACAAACGGCTATGTAAAAACTGTATTAGGGTCTGGAACAATTTTTTATCCAAACATATCAGCGTTCGCACCATTTCAAAACATGGTGCAATATAGATTTCTTAGTGCTCAGACTGTAGCCAAACATTTTGATTTTCAAATTTTTTATGAGCCTTATGAGGGAAGATGGAATGTTCGTGTTTTGACTAACGAAGGGGTTGCATTACTTGAGTCGGGTACATTAAGAGCGCGAGTGGATGTTTACTTAAATCCAGGAACCGTTATTTTTGAAACCGATCCTATCGATGTTGATGATGAAGTTTATTGGGAGACAGAAGAAACTTTTGAAATATCAGGAGGCTATCATTTAGGAAATATTCAAAACCAAGACGCTTCAAACAGCGCAATACTTTCTTTAGATTTTGGAAATTGTTTTTCATTTGGGAATGGCGTTGAAAGCGTGAGAATATTTGATGACAGATTTAAGTCAGAATATGACATAAAGAGCCGCCCAAATGTATCAATTGTTGAGGGTTACGAAAAAAGACTAGACACAAACCGCTTGGTCTATAGCGGTCCATTTAGCGAAGAAACTGGATACAACACCTTAAATGAATTTAATACTTCAAGAGGCATATCAAAATATCTTGATGTAAAATATGGTGGTATTCAAAAAATATTTGCTCGGGAGAGAGATTTAATAGTTTTTCAAGAAGACCGAGTTTCAAAAGTTTTATTTGAAAAAAATATATTGACAAGTCCAGATGGAACTGGAAGCATCACTCAGATTGAAAAGGTTCTTGGACAAGATGTCCCTTATGCTGGAGAGTATGGTATTGCTTTAAATCCAGAAAGCTTTGCAAGCTATGAGGGCAGAATGTATTTTACTGACGCTAATAGAGGTGCTGTACTGAGCATAAACGAGCAAGGGATAACTCCTATTTCATACATGGGTATGAAGGCTTTTTTCAAAGAGTTTTTACAGGGGAATAAAAATAAATTTAATTACGGCGGATTTGATCCGCGAAATCATCAATATGTTTTGACGATGAGTGATGATAGTCTGCCTGCCGAAGATTTTTCAATTAGTTGTGGTACTACGTTTACGAAAGAATTAACAGCAAGTTATACTTATAGTTTCGATATTGCTAATTATCCTGGGACAATTGATTTGGATTACACGACTTCTGATGAAATATCAATTTCAATTGTATACAATGGAACGTTGTATGAAAATAATAACTTGACTGGCTCTGGAAGTGTTTCATTTGCAGTAACTCAAGGAGATCTTGATGTAGACCGAAGTGCCGACATTACTATTGTTCCTTCAGGAGATTCGGCTACAGTTACATTAACTCACGATTGTCCTACTCCTGAAATAATGGATGTCGTGATTTTGGTTGTCAATGATGAAGATGATGCTGACGAAACAATTATTAATCGACACAAGGTTGGCGCCGACGGACTGTTTAAATCTGAATTAGATGTTTTTGTAAGCGAAGGAGTTAGTGGTGTTGCCAAAACACTTGTTACTAGATTTGAAACAATTACAGGTGAGATGGGAACCGGTTATATTCCTGACAATGGTGACGTTGTTGTTGTCCAGTCATTCAAAAATCCGAATTATCACACTGGAGAGTTTGTAAATGGTGCTAATAGACTTGGTTATTACGTTAGCAATACGCCTGGTTTAACAGCGACACAAATAAGAGCTAATGCGACTTATCCATCGATCACTTTAACTACAGACCCCAATGGATCAGAACTCTATTCAATGAACTTTACCTTTAATAGAACTTTAGCTGACGAAAAACTTTATTTAGTATACGATTATATAGGTTAAAAATTATGGCAGGTTTAGCATCAGATCAACGAACAGTTACTTGGGATGAAGTCTATCAAGCATGGACTTCATTTCATACATATATTCCTGAATACATGGTTCGTCTTGGAACGAAATTTTATACTTTTAAGAATGGAAACCTGTATGAGCATGATGCTAATCCGGAGCGGACAAATTTTTATGGAAGTATAGATGGTTGTCGTATTCAGTTTTCCGCCAATGAAGGCCCGTCAGATGTGAAGCTATTTAAGGCTTTGGGTCTAGAGACAAACAGCACGGAGTGGTATGCAACCCTTAACTCTGAGTTGGAATCTGGTGAAATTGGGTCTGCTGGCAATTATAAGTTTGAAGACAAAGAAGGTATGAAATACGCATACATTCGCAGACAAGCTGGAGATAAAAACAACTACAACAAGCTTTCCATACAGGGTATTGGCCCTGTATCGGGAGGCGGTGGCCCGACTGAAATAGTATTTGGAAACGATATTCCAAATCAAATTCAAGAAGGGGATGAGCTTTGGTTTGATAACGCAGGAACTCCTTTGCAGGTGGGTGTTATTGACACGATTGTTGGCAGCAGTATTAATGTAGTTTCAATAATAAATGCGCCTTCAATAAATGATTTTTGTTTTGTTGTAAAAGACCCACAAGTTGAGTCATATGGGTTGCGTGGATACTACTCTAGTATTCTGTTGCAGAATGATTCAACAAACTTTGTAGAGCTGTACGCCGTCAACTCTGAGGTGTTTAAGAGCTACATGTAAAATTCGTATATTTGTATAATTAAAATTTTGTAAAATGGCATTAGCAGCAATTGGTTTAGGGTTTCAGACAGTGGGTGCTATACAAGGATTAGTCCAGGGTAGAGCAAACACAAAGGCCGCTGAAAAGGGGCTAGATGAATTTCAATATCCACAGTTAACTAACCTTGCAGCTGGATTATCTCCTTCTTTAAAGGCTGAAGAGCTGGCAAGAGATAGAGCTTCAAAGATATTGGCTAGCGGTGTAGATGTAGCCGCGGGTCGCGGTTTAGCAGACGCGTTAGCTATCACTTCTACGGCAACAGAATCTTCTTCTGATTTATATTTAAAAAGCTTGTCTAGTCAAATGGATAAGGAATTTGAGGCCGACAAACTTAGATTAATGGAAGATCAGCAGATAAGACAAATGCAAGAGGCTCGTTCTGCTGAAGAATTGCAGTCCTTAAAGCAACAAGCTATGGCTGGTCAGCAAATGCAATATGATGCTTTTTCTGATCTTGCATCATTAGCGGTTTCAGCAGATTTAGGTCAGGGAGCAAAAGATGCCGAAAGGTTACTTGAAAGAGATAAGGTGCGTGAAAAGCGCAGAGATGAAAGACTCGCAAGAGTTGCCGCTGGAAAAGGAACTGGTATTGGTAATTTTTTTAGAGGCATCAAATCTGGATTTGCTGGTTTTTTTAGCGGTAATCAAGAAAATTAAGACATGGCATATAAAGGAGGGGTATATACGCAACCAGTAAAAAGCAGAGCCGC